TGTAATCTATGATGAGAAGTTTATTCAGGAGTGGTTAGATAGTCCTCAAACATCTTTATACTACTCGCTTCAAGTTATGGGCGACACACAGGATAAGTCTAGTGCGTTTGCTGCGTTAGATGAAACTGAAGTTGACGATTACTTAAGCGGAATACTCGAACCCATTAAGTGCATAGGTTGTGAAGAATGAACCCTTATGATAAGTTATTACACAGGAAAAGAAAGTGGACTCCCGTTAAGCCCACGAAAGGAAAACTCATGGAAGGAAGTGAAGAAGCCATCTACCGTGCTCTTGCAGTACGGCATATGGAGCTTCCTGTTGGTTCCTTTATTACGGAAACCCTTAGCAAAGAGGTTCCCGATATTGCTAGAACACTGCTCGAATCAAACGTAAAGGATGAGGAGAGACATGACCTTGCTCTTAGCTACGTTGCCGATGCCCACGGGCTCGATAACAAGGCTGAGAGAGAGGCAAAACTATTACGTGATGCTTGGATTGCCCATCCAGATCACACCATATTAAAGGCATTAGTAGCTGAACGTGCTGTATTTTTTGTTATTTTACCTTTCAATCGCTTTTGTGGCGATGCTGCTCTTAGGACAGTATCAGCTGATATTTCCAGAGATGAGCAAATTCATGTCGCTTGCAACAGTTTGGTATGTGCTGATATGGGTCTACGCCCTAGCTCTTCTTTGGACAAACTTAGGAAAGCTACAATAAACTGGATCTTTGAACCACTTACCACAACAGCTACAAACAAGTATCTTAACAGAAAATTTTGGACGGACTCAAGTGACCGTCTGATGTATGAAGGTAAAGCTCCTCAGCTTGCCGATACAAAGCGAGCTAGGATGCCAGCATTTTTTGAACATGCAAACACCAACTTACCACAATACTCTTGAATGGGGACGTATTGAGAAAATCATAGATGATCTTGATGAACAGTTCCCAGACAAGTTTCCAGACCACACACTATCAGAAAAAGAAATATCTTTTAGGGCTGGTCAGTTATCAATTATTAGAATATTAAAAACCAAAATTAAAGGAGAGTAATTATGTGTTTACCTCAAATATTTGGTGGCGGTAGACAATCAACTCCACCACCCCCACCTGTACCAGCCCCACCAACAACACCACCACCCCCACAGCCAGTACAAACAGCTCCTACACCTATGCCAGAGGCTCCCACACCTACTCCTGTTTCAGAAGATGAAACAAAAAGAAAGGCAAAGGTAACAGCTAAGAAGGTTGCTAAGAAAGCAGCTAGACAAGGTACTGGACAGTTACAGACTAAGAAACCTGCAACAGGTGGACTTAGAGGTATTACTACTGGAAGTGGTACTAACACTGGAACATCTGGTGGCGGTGGAACTGGAGGATCTTACAGCTAATGAAAAATGCACGGCAGCGATACCAAGAGTTATCGAGTCACCGTGAACAGTTTTTAGACGTTGCTTATGAGTGTGCGGAACTAACACTTCCCACACTCCTGATGCGTAATGAAGGTGATGCTTTGTATCAAAGTTTTGCTACACCTTGGCAGTCAGTCGGAGCGAAAGGAGTGACCACACTTAGTTCTAAACTAATGCTTGGGCTCCTACCTCCTAGCACGTCATTCTTTAAACTACAAGTAGACGATTCTAAACTAGGTGAAGAAGTACCTGCCGAAGCAAAGAGCGAGTTAGATCTTAGCTTTGCAAAAGTAGAACGTATGATTATGGATAGCATAGCAGGTTCTACTGACAGAGTTCAGATCTTTGCAGCCTTAAAACACCTCGTTGTTACTGGTAATGCTTTGGTATATATGAGTAAGCAAGGTATGAAAGTCTACCCTCTCAATCGCTATGTAGTAGAAAGAGATGGCAACGGTGAAGTAATCGAGATAGTCACAAAAGAAAGAGTCAGTAAAAAATTATTAGGAATCCCAGAACTGGATGATACCGTTAATGATGATTCAAAAGGTGACTACAAAGGAAGTAAAGATGTAGATGTATATACATGTGTAAAACTATATGATAATGGTTGGCGTTGGCATCAAGAAGCTAACGACACAATACTACCAGACAGCGTAGGTAAGGCTCCCAAGGACAAGACTCCTTGGCTACCACTACGTTTTGTAACTGTTGATGGAGAAGATTACGGACGTTCTAGAGTAGAAGAGTTCCTTGGGGACTTGAAATCTTTAGAGGCATTGATGCAAGCTATAGTAGAAGGTAGTGCAGCAGCAGCGAAAGTTGTGTTTACTGTATCACCCTCAAGTACAACTAAGCCAGCATCATTAGCTAACGCAGGTAATGGAGCTATCATACAAGGTAGACCAGATGATATAGGTGTAGTACAGGTCGGTAAAACTGCAGACTTTCAAACAGCATATCAAATGATAAACATGCTGGAAAAAAGATTGTCAGAAGCATTTTTAATTTTGACTCCAAGACAGTCTGAACGTACTACAGCAGAAGAGGTTAGGATGACACAGATGGAGCTAGAGAGACAGCTGGGTGGACTGTTCAGTTTGTTAACTACAGAGTTCCTAATACCCTACCTCAAGAGAAAAATGCACACCCTCACACAGTCTAAAGAAATACCAGAACTACCTAAGTCTTTGGTAAGACCTACTATTGTTGCAGGTATAAATGCACTTGGTAGGGGTCAAGACAGAGAGGCTCTGATGTCATTTATAACAACCATAGCACAGACTATGGGGCCAGAGGCTTTAGCTCAGTTCCTAAATGCTGATGAAGCTATCAAACGTCTTGCTGCAGCTCAAGGTATTGACATGCTTAACTTAGTTAAAACTAATGAGGAGCGTCAAGCTGAACAAGAGCAAGCAATGCAAGCACAACAAATGCAGTCCCTGACAGACCAAGCTGGTAAGTTGGCTAACGCTCCAATGTTAGATCCATCTAAAAACCCAGAAGCACTTGAAGCTGTCAACGCTATCGCTACACAACAACCACAAGAATAATGGCAGAAACAATCCGCTACGACACCTCAGATGATCCTGTAGTAGCACAAACTATTGCAGAAAAAGAAGCTGAATCTCTGAAGATCGGTGAAGAACTTATGGCAAAGCAAGAAAAAATGCTTGCTGGTAAGTATAAAAGTGCCGAAGATTTAGAGGCAGCATATCTTGAGCTACAGAAAAAATTAGGTGATGCACCTGCAGCAGAGGAGGCAGAGGTAGAACCACAAAAAGAATATCAATTATATACTGATGATGGTAAGGTTAACTACGACACAGCTAACGAACTATATGGTGAACAGTTAGGTAATTTATTTAAATCAAATGACATAGATCCATTTGAGATGTCTAAACATTTTGAAGAAAACAATGGAAGTCTATCAGATGATATGTACGATAAGTTAGCTACTGCTGGATTGAATAGAGAAATAGTTGATAATTATTTAGCAGGAGTAAAGGGTCAGTTAGGTGGAGAACCAGAACAACCTATATTATCTGAAGCAGAAGTAAAAGATTTAAAAAACATAGCTGGTGGTGAACGAGGTTATGAACAGCTCATGAACTGGGCAGGTAATAACCTTACAGAACAGGATGCTAAGAACTATGATGATGTTCTAGCTACTGGTAACAAAGCAGCTATATCATTCGCAGTCAAAGCACTTATGGGACAATACGAGGACGCTAACGGGCGTGATTCAAATATAGTTACTGGCAAGCAGTCATCTACTGAAAACTACAGAAGTATGGCAGAGGTTGTCAGAGACATGAACAAACCAGAATATAGAACTGATGAGGCGTTTAGAGATGACGTTATCAGAAAACTTGCACAATCAAACATCAAAGTATAGGAGCTAAACAATGCCTGGACATTACGGAAAAGGAATGAAAAAGAATGGCACAAAGAAAAAAGCCATGAACAAAGGTATGTCAAAATTACCAAAAGCAGTACAAAAGAAAATACTCGGTAAGAAAAAGTAATGGCTCGCAAGAAAAGCGTAAGTCTGTCTTTAGGTCGAGGTGAGAAATCCCGCAAGGGTGGGCTTACTGCTAAGGGCAGAGCTAAATATAATCGAGCAACTGGCTCCAACCTCAAGGCTCCACAGCCTGGGGGTGGTGCTCGTAAGCGTTCCTTTTGTGCTCGCATGAAAGGTAACAAGGGGCCAATGAAAGATAAGAAGGGTAGACCTACAAGGAAAGCCCTAGCTTTACGTAGATGGAAATGCTAATGGCACACAAGAAAGGATCTAAATGTGGCTGTAAACACGGGGGTAAGAAAAAGTAATGGCTAAACTATGCCCCAGAGGAAAAGCAGCTGCTAAAAGAAAGTTTAAAGTTTACCCTTCTGCATACGCTAACGCATACGCTGTTAAGGTGTGTAAAGGACAGGTCAAGTCTGGTGGTAAACGTAAGACTGCAAAAGGATATACTAGAGGAAAGAGATGAGTTTAAGAAGATGGTTTAAAGAGAAGTGGGTGGACGTAAAAACTGGTAAGCCATGTGGCAGACAGAAAGGCGAAAAGCGTAAAGGCTACCCCGCTTGTCGTCCATCTCGAAGAGTCTCCTCTAAAACACCAAAGACTACTAAAGAGATGTCTAGCGGTGAAAAAACAAGATTTAGAAAATCTAAAACAAGTTCACGTAGAATCAACTACAACCA